GCACCCTCAGAGTACCAAATCCTGGTTGGGATTCGGTCCTCCTCCCTGCTGGTATCCCTAATCGCTATGATTAGTGGGTTACAGCAGATACCCAACCTAGGGCTAAACCGACCCTAGGCCTACGGGCAAGGTAGCCCAGTGTCGAGACGGCACTGGTAACCACTCTTGGTGCTTCAACAAAGTACTGAAGCAACCCGTAGCTTTCTTCGGCAGGTCGTCTCTCCTCTCGAGTCCTTACTCGGAGGGTATAGACCTCACTGATCTGAAGTTCGGGGTTCCACCTGATTCGTTTAGGTGGTAATCCTGGATCCAAATCAGACCAACCGAAGAGCCCAGACCTATGCTTAACCGTTCGTACTTGGTTTCGTACGAGCGGTTCAGCTGTCTTCCGTATGTAGGCGGCGGTCTCCAACAGCCCTGCTTCTGCAAGGTTATGATGGATATCAACGCTCGATACGATAGATCCTGGGCTGGCAGTACTCGGCTTGGAGAGTATGCTCACGGACGTCACGTCTTGACCTCCGTAGGCATCGACCCCACAAGATTCGCGAAACAAACCAGTTAAGCAAGTCTTGTCAAGGTTCACCTTCATGTTGAAGGCTCTCAATAAGCCGACCATTGCCTCAGAACAGTCTTCGGGAACTATGATATCGTCCCCGAAGACCCGGACCTGCCACTGACCAAGCTGTCTCAAAAGCTTGAAGTTGACCTTTTGGCCTCTAACAAAGGCTAGAGTACCAAGGGCCATCGACAAGAATAAAAGAGACTGTACTGGGAAGGTGGTAGCGTTGCCCATTGTGGAGTACTTCTTAAGCTCGTAGAGCTTAGGAGATACTCGACAGATGTTTTGTGTGACCTCTCGAGTCCTGGTGGACTGGAGAGCTCGCAAGAGGCTTGGAGAGCGCCGGAACAGGCGCTCAACATGCCAACAAGACACCCGATCGGAAGCTGACGATAAGTCAATCGTCGCGTGGCTTCCATCGATGGAGGCTCTAAGTGCGAGAGTACCATTCTTTTCCTGATCGTCAAACGTGATGAATCGGGAGAGAAGGGTATCACGTACTCGGCTATAGAAGAAATCCTTGATTATCTGCTGGCACCATTGACTCGATGTCGGTTCCGAAGCGATCAGCCTCGGTTTTGACAAAGTCTTTGGGACAGCACATAATTTCGCCGGTTTCTCAACTGAGAGAGATCGGTGAAGATCGCTATCTATAGGGATCAGCGGAACCTGTGCATAATTCGCGAAGGCGAAATCTGCATAAGGAAACACTGAATCCAGCCGTTCTGGCCACGTTTTGAAGTCGTACTTGTACGACCCATAACGTTGATCAGACACCGCACCAGGTCCA